AATCCCGTTGCGCCAGGTAGGCCCGGTGAACCAATTGATCCTGTTGCGCCTGTTGAGCCTTTAGGACCCGTCGCTCCTGGGATAATGCTGGTTGCGCCAGTTGCGCCAATTCCTGTAGCACCTGTTGCGCCAATCGGACCTGTTGCGCCAGTTAATCCCGTTGCGCCAGGTAGGCCAGTTGCACCCGTTGCACCCAATCCTGTTGCGCCCGTTGCACCCAATCCTGTTGCGCCTGTTGAGCCGTTCGCGCCGGTTGCACCGGTTGAACCTGTTGAGCCTTTCGCGCCGGTTGCCCCGGTGAATCCTGTAGCGCCAATCGGACCTGTTGCTCCTGTTCCGGTTGCGCCCGATGCACCCACTCCTGTTGCGCCAGTTAGACCCGTTGCGCCGGTTAAACCCGTTGCACCAGTTGGTCCTGTGCTCCCTGTTGAGCCAGTTGATCCCGTTGGTCCGGTTGTGCCGGTCGCACCCACAATGGCATTTCCCTGAGCACCAGTTGCACCCACGGGCCCTGTTGCGCCGGTTGGTCCTATAGATCCTGTAGCACCGCGAAGACCTGTTGCGCCAGTGGGGCCTGTAACAATTACATTAGAACCCATAGGCCCAACTGGCCCAGTAGCACCAATAGGACCAGCTGGACCTTGCCCACCACCTAAAACGGGTAATATTGAAACAATATCGCCGGCTACTGTTGCAGTTGAAAGTATAACAGAATTAGATGTTACCGTATAGTCCGCTGCTTCTAAAGGACCACCTGGCGAAATTAAAACACCATTGACCCAGACTAAAACAGGATCAGTATTTGAATTAAATGTTAAATAAGTGCCCGCTAAACTATTTGTTGTGTTATCAAATGTTGTTGTTGCATTTGCTGTTACATAATCATATCTAACTAAGGTTGAAGTATTTGCATCCAGCGGTGACCAATATCTTGTACCATTTGGATCGCCCCGTAAATAATATCCAAGCGCACCCGGTAAACCTAAATTTGGTTCTGCCTGAGATAGCTGTAAGAAATTATATCTATCTAAAGATATATTGCCAGTTGCTGTGCGTACTTTGCCGCTTAAATTTTGTAGTGCCATTTTACTGTAACGATGTCTCTAATAAACTTACAAGAATTTTTAAATGTGCGTTTGCGCCCGCTTTGGCAATAATAGATTGGGTTTCCTCTAATACAATTTTACCTACTATAACTGATGCTGCATCATTTTTATTAACCTCAAAACGTTTTACCAATTCTGTATCTGTAACTACTCTAAAACCATTTGTTAACACATTTGATCTATGAAATAATGTTACGTTAGCCGCTTGTTCAGCAATATTACTTACTTGGGCAGTCAATATAATTGTTGCAGTTTCTGAAGGTGTAGTATACAATATAGTATCATACGTATATAGGTTTGACGCAATCGTTTTAAATGTATTTAAGGGAACTAGGGTAGCCATTTTTATCCTTTATTGTAATGCCAATATATATGGTGTCATAACTGCAAACAAACTCTTGTTAAATGTTCTACCATTAATAGTACCTGTTGCTCTATCTATTAGTAATTCATCACCAATTCTAAAATTACCTTTATGGTCTGTACTGGTATAATAAACAGAGCCACCATTTACGGAAACAACTTCGTATTCTTGTATTGGTTTTCCGCCATTAAATGGTAAAGCGGCTGTTAAAGAATTGCCTGCACCAACATATTCAAATGTGTGTGTACTTGTTTGTAAATAACTTGCTCTATGGAAATTGCCAGTACTGTTTGCAAGTGGTCTGTCAACAGCTAATATCTTTTCATCAAAAGTAATTATGCAACTATTTGCAATTAGATTAGTAGTTTCACCTACCGTATAGAAGTTACGAGTACCATTACTTATATCTGTCCAATTTAAATTAACATAAGCAATAACTTCTGCTCTAATAAAATCTCTATTTGCGAAAATTATTTTTGTAGCAAGATCAACATTGGAATTAGTATTTGCAGTCAACCCTATTGGCAGAATAGTGGTTTCTAATCCTTGCGGACCGTTTAAAATAATATCTGTAATATCATCTATTCTTGCACGAACTGTTGAAACTTCTGCAGCTGTTACGTTACCTGTGAAGTTTGTGTTTTGCACATATGCTGTTTGATAAGTATTTGCTATTGTTTGTTTGTATAAAACTTCATCTATAAATGTTTTAATAAATGCAAATGCGCCAGCTGTCTGTGGTTTTTGGTTTTCAATCTGACTTAATTCGGAACTATATGCATAATTTAAAATTGCTTTAGTTACAGTTTGTCTATTAGTTTCGTACCCTAAATTACTAGACTTAATATCAAATGTAATTGAATCTATAATTTGACCAACGTCCACAAATATAGATTTACCCGGCAAATATGTTGCATATGGATACAAATTACCAAAATACGCTGCAACCTCGGATTGCATGAAATTCTTGTTTTGCTGCAATAGATTCGCAGCATTTGTCCATGATGCCAATTGCGTATTACCATATCTATTTGGAATTATTTTATCGGTAACTGCAAATATCCCATCAATAAATATGCTATTGTACGTACCAAATAGATTAGAAATTGCTCGAGCAGCTGTAGCATCGCCGGGTGCGCCACTAATAATTACCTGATTGTTTGCTGTTTGATATGGAACTAAAGCACTATTATCCCAAGAAGTACTATTAACAACAACATTCGTTGCTAAGTTCTTTAGATACGTCATTGCATTTTGTACTTCAACAGTTTGATCTATTAAATTATTTACACCTTGTGACCAATATTGTAGACCAGAAAATCTAGATTGAGTATTACCACCATATGCCAAATCCAAAGCAAAAGAATCAACAATTAAACCGGTATCTCTAAAACACTTATCTTGATTATAATTTGCTATTAATATTTTATCATTTAATTTTGGTAAAGTATTACCTAGATATCTTACAGTTCTACTTGTTAACTGTTCTAGAATTATACCGCCGTATACTCTAGTACCAACCCCGTCAGCATATAAACCATATGTACCAAACGATGAATTTGAATTTGTTATAGAGGCAAACCCGCCGGATTCCGCAAGTACAGCATATTGACAACAAATAGTAAATAATGAAACTAATTGCATATAGCCTTGATTCAATAAGTGTATACCAATACCACCTTCATTGAATTGTGTAAACGCATCCAATACCATTGACTTTAAACCACCCACATATGCACCATTTACTCTAACGCCTGTGCCTGTAGTTGTAATTGATGAACAGTTCTGTATGTATGGACTAGTTGTAATATTGCCTGCTGAGCCATCTGGATTATAAGAAAATACTGCAGGACCAGCTTTAACGTTATTTGGATTAGCTGCTTCGTGACCTCTAAATGTAAATCCATTTACATATGCGCCTGTGTTCATATAGAACATATCAGATGTTATATTCTGAGGAAATATATCGCAAGTTCTTAAATCATTCCCTATTAGAGATACTCTTTTGGGAATAGTGACTGGGTTATTATATAGAGTATACTTACCTGGCATTACATGGACTGACCATTTTTCAAAAGTCCTGGATAATGCAGTATGAATATTGGCAACAGCATTTGCCATTGATCTACCATCTAAAGCATCATTGCCACTTGTGGAAACATAAATTATGTTTGCATTTTTTCTATTTAATTCTTTTACGATAGGTGAATTTGTTACTCTAGTATTAGTAAAGTATAAATTTGTGTTACCCTCGCGCAAATTATCTGTAGTTACATTAGCCAGATTAACATTGGATAATAGTTTAGTAATATCTCCAACAATTATAGTACCATTTGCCTGATTATAAACAATCGTTTCGTCGCCAGCACTAATTGCTTGTCTAACTCGTTGAAAAGATACGTTAGCAGCTGCTAATGTTATACTAGTTTCTACGCCGGGAGACGTTCCAAGAATTAACCAACCATTTGAATAAGTGTTGCTACTGTACAGTAGCATTACACTATCGCCAGCACTCTTCAGTGATATCCAGGCATTAGGATATACATTTGAATTATCTGTAGATAGATAGACAGAACCACCTGCTACATTTGCAAGTGTAAGTATTTTTACCAAACCATCCGTAGGGCTATTTGGTAAAATCGGTGTTACCGCATAAGGCCCTACATCAAATTCAGTTCTAGATTTAGTTAAACTAATAGTCTTATTAGTATCGGTGGCCTTAATTAATTGAACACCCTCTAACGTAAGGCCACCTTTTAAAATAGCATCAACTATGTTTTTGAAGAAAATATTTGAACCTAACTTTTTGCTTATGCCCCCTTGAACTGCGTAAAAAAACGTGTCATCAGTTATATTGAGAGAGGAGGCTAAGTCGGATAACTTTAAATCTGCCATTCTATATTTTCTTTAAATTAATCTATTGATTAAGAGTTAGGAAGGATTCTATCTGCCGATGTGCCCATATCAAACGCATCAGTTTGATTCAATACACCTGTTGCATTAGCATTAAAGTTCTTTGACATTGCTACCAAGGGCTCTACTCTGTGACGAACGGAACCTTGACTTGTTGTCCATGTCTTATAGTGTACCCAACCTACAGAATTAAAACCATTTGCTTTATTGCCTGCGATATTAGCTTCATTTCTATCTATACCGTAAACATTACGAGCAGTGATAGTATTTTGTGATCTACCTGGAACTACTGTTGCATTGCCTTGTTTTGCGCCCAAACCAAATGTTCTAATCCATTTAGGTTGTTCTTGTATAGCAATATTAGCAACTGAGGTATTGCTACCAGAAAATACAGCGTCCAATGTTAAGGTATTGCTTGATATAATTGATGCAATAGTATATGTATTTTGATTATACGCAAGATTTATTACATTGGCATTTATCAGTAATTTATTACCAACAATAAAACCGTTTGCCGCAGTAAAAGGACTTGTGCTATTACCAACGTTTCCTGTATTCAACGCTGTAATTACGTTTGAGTCGTTAAAGGCCTGAACTAGCACACCTACTTCTCTTCTATCTTTATTTCCCCATTGTGACATTGTATTCTCCTTTGAATGTCTTTGATCAAGCTATAGACCTTGAACTGTCTGTTAAATTAAACTGTCTTAATTGTTCCTAAATGAACATACTGAATGGCCTTGCCATCTTTTTCTACAGTATACTCAACATAAGGCTCGCCAGAATCAACCATGTAATTTTCGCCTAAAACTTTTCCGCCAGACATACGAATATCTTCGAACTTGCTTTCAAAGATTTTCTTGGTCTGTGATTCGATAATTACGTCTGTGTAATTTTCGTTGAATGCTTCTGTAGCAATTGTAACGATTTCTTGTTGGACGTCTTCGCTTGTTTGTCCAACCATAGATTGTAATGCTCTTAGATAGTCTCCGTATGTGGGATTATCTGTTACTTCTAAAACGAAATCATTATAATTGATAACAGTCTGAGAAATACCTTCCTTCATTGCTTTCTTTTTTGGAGAATGAGGAACACCGGTATCCTTGGGCTGCTTAGGTGGATTCTTAGTATATTCAACACCGGTTTTAGTTTTCTTAGCAGAATGGCCTGTCAATTCGCCAGGTGCCTTTGGAATTTGACTTGGCATGGACATATCAAATGCAGTACCTTTAGATCTAGATTCTTTTACAGATGAAGCATCCGATTTAACTTTTTTCTTACCACCCATTTGGTCTTTACCCAAACGACCAGCAATTACATCGCCTTTTGTAACTTTATCATATGGAGGATAGTTATTTGCTAAATTACCATCATTACCTTCTTCTACGGTGTCTGCTTCTTCAATAGTTTCGCCATCTTTAATAGCATGCTCGTGCATTTTAGCTTTTTTAATTTTCATTGCTTCGGTTTGAATTCTGCGATTGCCATCAGGAAATTTAACGTTGTACCAGGAAATGTTTCCATTTTCATCCGGTGCAGCGTGATCTTCGGAGATGCATTCACCTTCCCCATATAAAGAATGTTCTACATGAGTAGCGCAATAGTGTGCACCATCTACTCTGCCTTCTTCTACAGAAGCTTCTTCATTCTCAACTAATTGTTGAGATTCTCCGCGTCTCACTTTATTAATAGCATCAAATAAGCTATTAGAGATTCTATGGTTTGTTGGATCTGGTAAATTCATAATGGTTTCCTTCTATTGTTCTTTTTATTTATTAAGCCTAATATCGGCCTTTTGCTGGGGAGTGGGTTTGGTTGCAGTTACTTTTTTAATATTGTTAGATATTAAACTTGCAATACCTTCTTTAATTTTTTGTTCAGGTTGTGCAGTTTGCTGAGACATTTTTTTTGCAGATTCTCTTGCTGCCTGTGCTGCTTCGTGATCTTCACGTTTTTTCTTTTCATTGTTTAATGCCATTGCCAATCTATCTCTGGCACTATATGCTTCACCCATTTTTAAATTAAGCATTTTAGGTTTAGCCATTTTATTTCGTATTCTTTTGGCTTGTGCTACTGCTGGATCTTGATTCTTATGACTATTGATGTAATATACTTGCCTCGATTCGTCGGTATGTTCTACTTCTTCAGGCACACAATTCGGAACTTGTTTTCCACCTTTATTTTTTGTACCAATCATTTTATAATTATCCCAGCAAGGATCTTCGCCTTTCATTTTTTTGGCTTCATCTATTTCACTCATCATATAATTAGCAACTGTACTAATATAATCTTCTGCAAGAGTAATTTTAGATTGAACCCATTCAGCAATATTAGTATTATCTTCCAACATATCATGCACTCGTTGGGCATTGTTAATGATACTTTGTAGTTGACCGCGAGCCATGTCGCCCTCATAGTCATATTCTTCTTTGTCTTTGTCTTCAAAGAATAAATCTATATCTTCTTTCATTTGTTGTTTCATAGCCTGACGAGCAAGATGTTTTACGCGACTCATTGGGGTGTGCACTGCACCAGACTTATCTTTTACGGTTCCATCACCAGAAGTTTTCTTATATGGACCATCAAATGGAGTATCATTTTTCGTATGATCTTCATTAGCTGTCACGCCTTTCTTTCTGATGCTAAGTTTATCTGCAGGATTGCCTCCACCAAACATACCGCTAAAAGCATCGCGCGCCTGTTGTTTAGTATCTGTTTTCTGTTGCTTAGCTACTTCTTTTTTATTGGTAATACCTTTAAGCATCTTATCAAATTTTACATCGCCGGTTGCTTCCGCCACACCATTCGAATATTCATCGAACTGCGTTGATTCCGCAGAAACTCTCAAAGCCTTGGCCGTAGGTGCGCCTTTGCTTCCAGGTTTACGCATACGTTCACCAGATCCAGCCTTAATTCTTTTTCTTTTAGCGTGTATATTATCCCATAATCCACGCTCACCCTCACCAATAACATTTGTATCTTCTGGGTATTCTACGGAGTCACCTGTATATTTTCTACCACCTTGGTAATCTTTACTTGCGCCTGACATTATACGGTTAGCATCCTCGTCAGGATATTTGGCTTGTATTCTTTTGTTTTGTTTCATAGCCAAAGAATGCGCTTTGTGCATAGTAGGTAGGTCACCCTTTTTGTATGCATCGTTAGAGCGATTGTGCAATTTTTCTTTTCTACTGAGCATATCTGCGTATGCTTCATTTCTTATTTTTGAAAATGTTTTCATTTCTTACCTCTTACTAATCTATCTCTTTGCAATTGCCTTACTTTAGGCAATAGTTTTGTTGGCAAATTATTCATCATAGTCATTACTTTAGATGTTCTTGCTTCAATTGAATTTTTCTCAGTAGCAGATAGACTTTTCTTGCTTCTACCCTTTAACATTTTTTTTATAATCATTCTTCTGGCATCTGTCTTAGTTCTATTTTTTAGTGTGCCAAGAGTTGCAGATCTTTTTAATTTGACTTTTCTGGCTAATGCCATTAAAACTTTTCTTGACTTTAATTTCTGACTCTTTTTAATTCGTTCCTTAGCAGAAATATCTTCAATAATCATATCTTCTTCATCAAATAAATGTATCACATCTTCCCATTCGAGACTTTCAATCAAAGCATCGATTTCTTCTTCGGTTACTTCTTCTTTGATAAACTCTTTGAAGGATATCATTTTAATGTTGCTTTTAACATCCAGCCGTGTTTTTCGTGAGCAATAATTCTATCCTGTAAGAAATTAGATACACCTAACGACGTTGCTTTATCTGCAGCATCGTATGCTCTGTGTAATGATAATAAAACCACATTGTTTGCATCAAGTAAATTTTGCATCATTGTTCTTGCATCAATTTCAGGATTTTCGTCTTTTGATACTATGGACAAATTATAAATTTTTAATAGATCATATGGAGCATATGCATCCAATGCTCTGAGATGCTCTGCAATGGTATCTATTACTGCATAAACCTCTGTATAAACCATTTCTAAAAAATGATGATATTGAGGATGATTGGGGCCTTCGACATTCCAATGATACGAATGCGTTTTAAAATACATTAAATAGGTATCGGCAAATACCCTGTTCATTGCATCAATTAAATCCTGATTCATATATGATCCATTGCCTTGTGTTTTTTCATCTGATTATAGGCTGATGTGTGTTGCTGTAATTTTGCCTTAGCTAATTGTGCTTCTGCTTCTTGCTCCATCTTATCTAATTCCGCTGCCTGCACTTCGGGATTGTTTATAAATGTTTTGAAGGATACCAACCCCAATGGCTTATCAGGGTAACCCTGGTCGTCTATCGTTTTATCAATACCATTATAAACATTTTTATCAGATGTTATATTAATATCCCTGTGCGCAGTCCTTGGATCAGGAAGACCTCTGGCTACGTCAACAGAATTATCTGAAGATGTGTGCACACCTGTCAAATGATTTTCTGTAATTTCAGCAATTCTTTTTCTTAAATTAGACATTGTAATGGTCTCCTTGCCATCGGTACTCTGTACCTCTTTTGAATTATCAGTTTCGTTATTTAAAATCTGTTCTACTTTTTGCTTAGGCAAAAATAAAACGGGTATTTGTTTTTCCATAATTTTTCTAACAGGTTTAATAATAACGGGAGTTGTCTTAGATGATTCTTTAATATCTTTGATCCAATGCTTAACGGTTTTTCCTTCTGCTATTTTGATAGTAACATAGGATGACCCTCTAAATACAATAGGCCCCTTGTCACCATTCATTGCCTCAACAACATCATCTATTTTGTAAATTTGATTGTTTATGTATGTTTCTCTAATAGGATCAATCTCTTCTTTTAAAGGAGCAGCTTTAATATGGCCCATGATTTCATTAGCGCTTGCCTTCAACGCATCGGGCAATGCTGATCTAAACTTGGCAGTATTACCTTTACGAGCATATTCTCTAATTTTTGTGCCAGACATTCCTGCAACACCTTCCGCATCTGGATCTCGACTACCTGCAGAAACAACTTTTATTGATTTAAATTTATAACTACCATGTGGATATTTTTTACCGTCATTATATTGATTGAGCAAATCCTGGTAATCTTTTACTCTATCGCTACCAGCAACCACTACCAAATGCTTGTGGCCTTGTCTGTGCAATCTTGCTGCAGCATGTAGTATTGTTGGTTCTTCTTTGGAAGAACCCGAAAGTTCTGTACTTGGTTTAACTATATTATGTAAGTAACCAAGTTTTGCTTTTTGAGGTACAGGATTTTTTGCAGTTCCCTCACTATGGGATGCTACAATATGGGCGGTGCCGCCATGTTGTTGTGCGACTTCCTCAGTCTTATGGATCAATTTCTCATGACCAATCGTAGGTGGGTTGAAGCGACCAAACGACATTACTGCCGTTGATTCTTCTTCCTTTTCCTTGGCCTTTTTAGCGGCCTCATTTAGGTATTGTTTAAAATCCATTTGAATATAATGTTGATGCAACCTATTATTTATATGTTTAGGTATTTGGTTATTCCGTGTCTTTGGGTGATTGCTGTTGAGGTTTTGGATTACTAGGTAGCGGGGGGATAGGGTATGTTTTTTTAGTAGGAAATTTCCTGCCTGGGCGGTGCCTAAACCAACTCATATACTACTCCAAAGTTATCCAAAATGTGTTGACTATCTATTGACTCGATGTTATACTTGCTATGTACCCTGTTAATACGAGCATTAGCAATTCCACTTGCGTAGCGCTTTATTTATTCTTGAATCTGGGTCATGTGCAGTCTTCGCAGATGTTAATCTCTTCTTCATACCGCCCATGCGAGCACAAAAGGACTTGCGACGATTTGCTGCTTTACTTCCCTTCTTCAATTTAGATGGTTTAGTTGTAACAGCAGTTTGCAGATGCGATCCGGGATGTTCTCTTCTGTAGGCCATCACACCTGACTTGGTTAAGCCACCCGCTGGGTTTTTATATTTAGAATCTTGCCAATCCTCGGCTAAACCAAAAAGAATATCGTCATCCATATCTTTGTAGTGTTCCCAAAGAGCTTCGGAGTCAATACCTTGTTCTGCGGATAAAGTCTCTATATAGTCTTCTACTACATCAAACAATTCATCTAGTATTGTTTTTTCTTTAAGGTAAGATTTGAAATTTATCATTTGTTTAGATTCTGACCAGAGAATCCCTCTTTGCTTCGGTTAACAACTTTAGATACAGAGCCATCTTTGTATCCAACGACAAACCCTTCTGGTTTAGCTTGTTTGCCGTTAATAGTATGTTCCTGATTTTGACCGCTCATTTCTAATCTATCGAGTAATACATTCTTTGCCTTATCTAAACTCTTATGAGCATTAAATAGGTGTTGGAATTGATCCTTGTTCTCTTCTACTTCATGAACCATGCTATCATGGTGTGTTAGTTTCTTTTGCTTGGCAGCTGCAGTCTTTACCTTGTCAACGTCTTTTTGAAGTTTTTCCGATAGGTGTTTCTTATATCCTGCAGGATTTGGTTGTGTACCTTCTCTTACAGTTTTATTTATGTATGTCTGTAAATGCTCAGAGTGTCCTTCAACCAAGCCATCGTGGTCTCTTATTTTTGCAAAGGATTCTTTTGCATTATTAAAATGTTTTTTAAATTCTGCTTGATGTTCTGGGGTATAATTAATATTTCCTCTGTTTAACTTATTATTAAATACGTGCACATCAGGGCTAGCATGTTCAAATTTACTAGTATCAATATTGTATTCTCTTTGATCACCGTGTAGTCTAGTATGCAGAGCAACACTAATCTTAGCATTCTTTAATTTTTTCCCCTCGTCTGAATCTGCAGGAATAGAATATTTAATTAGTTGTTCTTTAGTGGACATTCTATTTCCTTTTTCTGGAAATATAGTCTTGTCTTTTTTACTGCCCATGAAGTCGCCTTGCACAACTCCATCTAACGGTGACATTATCTTTTTACCGTGCTCTAATAGTTGAGCCATTTTACCATGGAGACCGGGTTTGTCTCCAAACTTTTCTTTTAAATCTTTTTCATTAAAAGAATATCCTTTGGATGCACCTTTATATGCCACACCAAATTCTTTTTTGCCTGTATGAGAATTTATTACATGTCCCATTTCAAAAGAGGGGGAACCGTCTGCTTTAATACCTACTCTTGATACGTTGGATGGTTCACCTTTGGCAAATTTATGTAGTTGTTCTAATCTATCTAAATCTGTATTTGATCTTGCTTTACCGTAGAAATGCTCTTCGCCTGCTAGATGTGTTAGATGTTTAATTGCGCCTGTTGTTGCTGCCGCGGCTTCAGCTAAAAATTCTGAAAATTCTATCATTGTGCTAGCTCTTTATTATGTTTGTCTAACAACTTCTTAACTTCTTGAGCATGATCTGCCTGAGATACATCTCTATGAAGATCTGGTAAAGTTGTAGATAGATTGGAATATTCTTTCATAACACTATGCTTTGGTCTGTGAATAACTTGTGTCTTTCCGCTTTGTGTAGCAGCTATATTTATTTTACCATCCAATCTATCTAAATCTTTATTATCTAGATGTCCTAATGTTGTTACGCCTTTTAGATCATTATTATCACCGATAGTAAAAGTAGTTCCTTTATCTTTGTCTTTATTATGAATGTGTAGTGCATTAACTTTACTACTTTCAAGATATGCTCTTGTTGTTCCCTTAGGTGCATCTGTACTAAAACCATTTTCAATTACACCATTGGAATGATTTTCGTTTAGGTATTGTAGTATAGGTTTCCCGCCAACTTTAACCTTAGATAAAGATTTTGCTAATGTTGGGTGCGTAAATTTCCATGTACGAGTCTTTTGATCAAAGTTTGCTGCCGATTGACCCATCTTTCCTCTATCTAATTTTGATTCACCTTCAATTCTTGAGAACGGAGTCTTTATTTGTTCTTTCGGTGCTTCTTCTGAAACTTGTTTAACAACTCCTGAAAGTTTCTTTTTAGCTTTCTGACCTTTACCTTCATCGTGAGAAACGAAATCAATAGCAGTACCTGTAGAACCAGCAGATGCTGTTCCAAAGTTCTTTGCAATTCTTCCCTCAACATCAAAGCCACCTTTGGTGATTGGTGCTTTCTTTAATTCTTTAGGTGGTGCTAATTTTGATTGAGGTATTTCGCCGTGTTGTTCTGTAGATAATAATATTCTACCTTGGTCATCGTGTCTCGCACCAGTAACTCGTACAGCAGTTCCTGCTTCGTGTGCGCCATGCGCACTTGCTAAAGTATGTGTAGTTGATTTTTTATCTTCATTATAATTTTCCCCGTGTTCGTTTTTGAACTCATCAGGTTTCATATATCTGGCAAAATTCGCAGTTACCTTCTTTCGTTGCTCTTTACTAAGAGTCGGCATTACGTAATTTCTGAGATGCCGAAGGCCTTTCTTTTCACTATCATTAATATTACCCGACATATTCTCGCGCTGGGCTTCTGATAGTAATGAATTTACTATAATAGGAGATTCTTTAAGAAAAGCTTTGAAAGAATTGATCATGGGTGTTCCATTCGAATTAAATTATATAATATTTATACCTACGTATACCGAGACAAAAAAAGGGCGACCGAAGTCGCCCTGAAGTTACTTTTGGGGGAATACTAAATTTTTTGTGCCCAGGCCTTAATAACCGGATGCAAAATATCGTCAGTGTAGTCCATTTTCATAGTATTCACAATTGCTAGAACAATTTGAATATTGCCTTTAACATACCCCTTACTTGAACTGATGCGATCTACGCTAGGGCGGAATGGATTACGTTTCTTTTTGGTACCTAATTCCATACTGAAATCAATACCTGTTAGTGTACACTTGCTTTTACATTCATCAAATACCTTTTGAATATATTCAGGAGTAAGATTAAATCCCATTACTCGCCCATCTTTAGCTTTTGCTTTAACTCGATTCTTTAAGGCAGTAAATTCAAGCTTACCAAAGTTTTCAGGTAATGCTTTTTTTGCTCTTGCAACTTCTCGTACTTTTTTACGAATAGCTTCTTTTTGTGCAGGAGTAATTTTCTCTTTATTCTTTTGGTAGTTCCATTTACCAAATGCTGTTGCCATCTCAGCTTCTTTGTCGGTTAATGGACGTGCATCTAATGCTCTGATTTGATGAAAACGCTTTGCTTCTTTACGGATTGCTGGATCTTCAAAATTATATGTCATAATGTTTTCAAAATCAAATAATATAAAAATTCCGCTTACGCCTTACGGAAACACTTTATTATCGTTGCGATAAAAGGTAGGGGGAAGTGTTCGTCAATCTTGCATTAAGCGCGGCTAAATGCGTCTCCGCCCATCATTGCGTAGGCGGCAGCTACCATTTTGCGGTTAGGTGTACCGAGACGGTAAGCAGTTTTACCGTTCTTAGTTTGGTTAGTGTAAACAGCATAACCGTCTGCACGGAGTTCGCTGATACGGGGACGGATGCTGTCTTCAGACGATCCGGTTAAACCTGCCAATTGAGCAGGCGTAAAATTACGACCAGACTCAAGTACTTTCAAAACACGTTGTTTCAACATTGTGTATCTCCATTCAAATTAAATTAAAAAAACATAGTAATATTAATTACTATACACATATTATAATATAAAATTACAATCTTGTCAAGGACTTAGTTATCCATTTCTATGATGTCTGCTCTGGCGGTTGCCTTTTGCATAGGTCTTCAAATACTCAATACCTACTGTACCGTCTTCAATTTCTTCCAACGCTCGCAGAATATTGCTTCTTGCATCACTATGCTTTTCCTTTTTTAGTTCTCGTGCTCTTGCAGTAGCAACCAAAACCATATCATACCGATTGCCTATTTTACGTACGGCATCTTCTGATGTATACCTACCCCGATCTAGATCTTTCATAACTACCTTTATATGGTGCGCTCGGAGGGACTCGAACCCACGACCAAGGGATTATGAGTCCCCTGCTCTAACCAACTGAGCTACAAGCGCAATTTATTTAATTGTTTTCGTTACTATTAGTTTGTTGTTCGTTATATTGTTGAAGACGCATTTCAAATTGTTCTTCAGTCAAATTATGCCAACCTATACAAACTCCTGTTGGGCTACGACCACACCCGCATTGGGTATTTACTTCTGTCAAAGTATCTCTTGGATTAACTATCATTCCATCTCCTTCTTTTTAATTTTCATTCCAACAAATGTTCCAAAAAATGCACCTAGAATAGCAGGAATCATTAACCAATGATTCGTTGTATAATTTATAATAGCTATACTACCTAGCACATAGCAAGCCACTGCCCATATACTAGCTTTTAATACTTGATTATGCTGTACATATCTTAAGTAATATGTATAAACTATATCGAGTAAAAAAATAGCTATAAATGTTGTTACATAATCTATCATATTTTTGGTACCAGAGACGGGACTCGAACCCGTATGCCCTTGCGAGCGGCAGATTTTAAGTCTGCTGTGTATACCATTCCACCACTCTGGCATTTGCTTATTATAAACTCTTTAGCTAAAAAGAACAATCTTTAGTCATCCAAAACATGATCCGCAACAGGCGAAACCTTATCCAAATAATTCTCTTTATATCTTTTCTTTGATTCTTCCATATCAATGGAAATGCCAACTGAATCTTTTACTACAGTATAAACGGAATGCATAATCTTTTGTACCATTCTTTTTGCCATGTCATCTATTACTTTATACGGATCGTCACCTGTTGCAATTCTTTGGAGAGCAAATCCATATTCATATTTACGAACTCGATCTACCCATTCTTCGAAAGTTTCATCTGGTTTTATTCTGATTACGTTGGACATTCATTTTTAATCTTTAATTTGGCTATCGCCTGGCATTACTCTATAGTTATCTTCCACAGAATCTGGCGTGGAGACTTCTATAACTGTACCTGCTTCAATACACTCTAATTGGTGTGGCATACAAGGAACATTGTGCCATACCGCACCTTCATGCAATTCTTTTTCGAGAACTTCTGCTGTCATAGTATCAATCCAACGAACAATAAACTTGCCACTTTGTATGTACCAGGTTTCTTCTTTGTCTTTATGGAAGTGCATACTAAACTTAGCGCCCGCGTTGAAGTTCATAAACTTTCCGCAATATTTGTCATTGGTAGCCCAGATTAATTCTGAACCCCAACCTTTTGTAACCAAACCTGTTAATCTCATTAAACTTCCTAACTATGGAGCGGGATAGGAGAATCGAACTCCTGACTTGAACTTGGAAGGATCTCGTTTTACCACTAAACTAACCCCGCTTATGCTGCTAGCGCCGCCATAGCCATGACCTCTTTTAATCGGTCCGCGGCATAACTTGCGGCAAACGCATTTGGTTTAACCATAGGTACTACGTTACACATACCTTTGATATAACCAACTGCTTGTTGAATAACTATAGAACTATTATAACATTCTTTAGGATTAATGTCAAGATGAATTTGAACTTCCTTGTCACCTATAACATCTGCTTCTAAAAGTTTGTGATATAATTCTGCAACTTTGTAAACTTCTGTCATTAGACGCATAGATGGTTTCCCCGCTTTTGCATCAAAGTCTATTTCAGTTTGTATTTCTCCAAAAATCTTACAACCATGGCATCCATCGATATGGACTACAATCGCAAGGGTATAATCTGCATACCATTTTCCATTGCGTCTATAGCGTTCGGAGTCTGCTCCTAAATATATTTTAGTTTCAGGACTTTGTTCTGCAATAAATCTTGTTACTTCAGCTATATCAATTTTTTTCATAGTAGCACCTTTTGTGGAGCGGGTAGCGAGAATCGAACTCGCGAATAAACCTTGGCAAGGTTTCAGGTTACCATTACATCATACCCGCATATTTAAATTATAACACCAAACAAACATTTTGTCAAGCATTATTTGGTACCCCGTCACGGAGTCGAACCGCGGCCCTCAGTTTTGGAGACTGATGTGCTACCGTAACACTTACGAGATATTATTTTTATACATAGCCATTAAGGCATCTTCTGTGGTCAAAATATCGTAGAACTCATCTTTGTCAGTTCCCGTATTATCAATTACGGATTTTTTTGATATGGATTTAAACGCTTCATCTTCATTCTGTTGATCTTCAATTTCTCTTAGATCTCTGCCAAAAATAGCGTCCCATCTATTTTTGTATTCCTCATTGGTAACACTAAATGGTCTTGGGATAGAACCTTTTCCTGTCATTGCAATCTCCTAATAAATAAATGATAATAACATATTTATATCTACCATGGATCCATACCTCGAGTTAGAAGTTTCTATCGACGCAACCGACGAAGAAATAAAAATACAATATAGAGCTATGGCTATGATTCATCATCCCGACAAAGGTGGAGATGAAGAAAAATTTAAACGTATAAAAGAAGCGTATGAGATTTTATCTGATCCTATACGTCGTAAGGCATATGAAATATCTGGCGATGCAGAAACTAATTTACAAATTAGGAATGCTGCACTTGATCATATTGCTCAAATGATGGGACAAATTGTTCCCCAATTTAATTCTGAAGCTGATGATTTGTTTGCTATAATGAGACACGAAGTAAATAATATACGCCAGGGTATGATTGAAAATACAAACGTATGTGTTGGATATATGGCAAATCTACAAAAGGTTATGGTCAGAGTAAATGCCAAACATGATAAACATAATATCATAATGGATATACTGCAAAAACAAATAGATTTTAGAAATCGAGAACACGCGGAATTTGCGCAACGTATTAAGGTTTGTGATCTTGAAATTGAAATTCTCAAAGACTACGAATATGGTTTAATAGAACGTATTCAATTGCCTGAGAATTAAATGGATGCGGGAGATGGATTCGCACCACCCTCGAGAGAGCTTATGAGACTCTTCGGGTCACTAGACCTTCCCGCGCAATCTGGTGGTAATGAGTGGACTCGAACCACTAACACTCTGCTTATGAAGCAGGAAGACTAACCATTGTCCTACATTACCTATTACATAAAAATATAAATGGCGGAGCGTCAGGGAGTCGAACCCTGTGAACCATTTTACCTGTTCTACGGTTTAGCAAACCGCTGCCTTACCACCCGGCCCACGCTCCATTTTGGCGGAAGACGGAGGAGTCGAACCCCATCCCTGTTAAGAGAACCTGGTTTTCAAGGCCAGTCGCAGGACCAACCCCGCTGCATCATCTTCCAAATTTGTGTTAGGTATTTTTGTGTCAGGAACCTAACAAACCCCGTGAGCACAGCCCATCCTGTTTTCGTGTCAGCGGAGGCGGAATATGGTTACAGGTCCGCCCTGTTATTTATGGTACCAAGAGACGGGATCGAACCGCCCACACCCGGATTTTCAATCCGGTGCTCTACCAACTGAGCTATCTTGGCATTGGGTCGAGGTACGAGGATCGAACTCGTGATAGCGGAATCACAACCCGCGGTTTTACCACTAAACTAACCTCAACATAGATTGGCCGGCCCTGAGAGACTCGAACTCCCAACCTCTAGTTTCGAAGACTAGCACTCTAATCCATTGAGTTAAGGGCCGTTATTGGTACCAGCGGTGAGACTCGAACTCACTCAAGAACGCTAATCTGGCGCTAAAAGGTGTATAAGACCTCTCTGACTACCCAGTCTCGCTGGCAATTAATACTGACTACCATATAGAAACACACTTGATATAGTAGCATTTGCTATCACGGATGAACCCGAGTTTAATCAAATATGTTTTTATATGGTACGGGCAGAGGGATTCGAACCCACGACCAATAGATTAAAAGTCTACTGCTCTACCGACTGAGCTATACCCGCGTTTATTGCTCTTCGTAATGCTTTGTTAGGCTTACGATGGCTACCCGCTTTTCTTTTTAAAGCCAAAACAACGAAGGGGTTACGTTGCCTGACGATTATCTTATGCTTCATTTTTATCTCCTAAAACACTATTATAACATCTTTTTTAAAACTTGTCAAATTTGGCAGAGGGTACTGGGATCGAACCAGTGATGACAGAGTCAAAGTCTGTAGTGTTGCCTCTACACTAACCCCCAACAAAAAAATTATGGCAGGTGAGGTATCCACTACTCAGGGTCTAGCCCCCTTTCGTTGCCCATTCTCCTTTTACTTTCCTTACCATAAACTTGGTCCGCCGAAGAGGAATCGAACCTCTATTAATAGCTTAGAAGGCTACTGTTCTATCCGTTGAACTATCGGCAGGTATTTTATTCTGCGACTGCCAATACATTATCCTCAGAAACTACACCGAGATACATATCGCCTTCTTTTACTGTCTTGATATTTTGCCATTGCAAATATACAATATCTCCAACTTTGACTTCTTCAACATCTGGTCCAATTGCAAGTACAGTTCCTGTCTTTGCTCTAGGATCAGCTAAAGTCTTGCCTACATAGATACCGCTTTCAGTTTCTTCTTGACGTTCCGTATCTTTAACTAGTATATTGTTTCTAAGTGGTTGATATTTCATAGTTTTCTTTCAAGTTAATATGGTGCCCCATGACAGAATCGAACTGCCGTAACCTGATTACAAAACAGGTGTAATACCATTATACTAATAGGGCATTGGTACCTGGTGACAGTTTCGAACTGCCGACCCTCTCGGTGTAAACGAGACGCTCTACCACTGAGCTAACCAGGCAATTTGGTGGAGGTAGTTAGATTCGAACCAACTCACCCGAAAGAACAGATTTACAGTCTGCCGCGCCTCTCCAACTGCGCCGTACCTCCAATTTGGCTCCCCTGCGTGGGCTCGAACCACGGACCAAATGATTAACAGTCATCTACTCTACCACTGAGCTACAAGGGAATATACATGGTCCGTGTGACACGATTCGAACATGCGACCACCTGGTCCCAAACCAGGAGCTCTACCAGGCTGAGCTACACACGGATAAATTTGGTGGAGGATAGGAGATTCGAACTCCTGACTGAAGCTTGCAAAGCTACTGCGTTCCCAATTACGCCAATCCCCCGAATATTTTTTTGGTGCCCCAGGCGAGACTCGAACTCGCAAAATTTGGCTTCTAAGACCAACACGTATACCAATTCCGTCACCGAGGCAAATACTGGCGGTCTTAGGGGGTAACGATCCCCACTCTTACGGCGTGACAAGCCGTCGTGCGTCCATGAACACTTTAAGACCATATTAGGATAAGCTACTGGTTTTCCGGGCCAGCCCTTAATTGAGCAGTTACTCTGTCCATCCCATTTATTCTGTCGTCTGTGTGCAGTTGGGATTCTGCCTATCAGAGCCTGAGTATTTCTCTCGCTAACGGTTTTCTGCCACCGGATCTCTATCGCTAATCAAGCGCTATTTTAACGAAAATAGTAACGGGATCTTTTTACTTGTTTCTATTATAACATCATTACAATAATTGTCAAGCATTAATTTTGGAACCTAGGGTCAGATTTGAACTGACGATTTTACGGATTTGCAATCCGGTGCATTTGACCGCTCTGCCACCTAGGCATAAACCATTATTTTGTAGCCTGTACACAAAATAATGGCGTCCCGTACCGGATTCGAACCGGTGTGAATAGCGTGAAAGGCTACTATCCTAGGCCTCTAGATGAACGGGACATTTGGTCCTCTCGGATGGTAACGATCCAACGTCTATCGATTATCAATCGATTGCTCTACCTTTGAGCTACAAGAGGAAATGGCATGCAAATTTTAAATGAACTTTATTTAAATAGCGATCTATTTAAATTATGTGCTAATTATAACACCTTTTAGTAACCTTGTCAAGCACAGGGTTATTAAAAAATCTATAAAAAGGAAAACCTCGGACTTTAGGGGTACCGAGGTTTGCTAGATATTTAGTATAAACTATTAACTAACGCGTCTCATATCTCTCCCATGAATTACGTGCAAAGGCATCTACCGGTTGATAACCGATACTGTGTCTGCATATAATCGTTTTGAGTGTTTGCACTTTAGTCCTTTAGTCTATAAAAATATTTATACATCTCGGTACATCTGTACTCAATTTTTAGAACTTTTTTTATCTAAAAAATCTAGCTTAACCTTAGTAACAACAATCTCATCACGACCAATGGCTTCAAGCCAAGTGTTTAGTCGATGGATAAGAACATCATCACTCTTAGGATTTTCAAAACTAACAGTACAATCCAAGATTGTATCGCTAGTATTTTGTTCTCTTGAACTGTAAATTAGATTAAAGTTCTCATTGATCTTCGCTGTCATATGCTTCCTCTTCTTCTGAAATTTTTCGATTTTCTGAAATACAAAACATATCATCTAATTCCGCAGGAATCTTTTCCAAAATTTCTTCAACAGAATTAGGTATTTGGTATTCCTCTTCTGCACCCTCGGTTTCCCACTTACCGCAGAATCCAACACCTTCTTCGCAGTAATATGCTTCAACTTTGAAACCAATTAGGTCACTTAGTTTTTCATATGCTGCGATTGGAGGAGACCAGGCAGAGTCAAAATAAACGCATAACGAATTTTCGGACACTTCGTTGATTCCATGACTGTCACCCACATCCCATTTAGTACCCCATTCAGTAATACAAAAGTCATACCAACTATTATAACCATATTTGTCTAATAGTTGCTCGCGTAACTTATCGTACTTTTCACGGTCATCACCACCATGGGTTGTGGTATCAGGATTAGTTAGTTCTTCAGGAACTGGGATAAACTCATTTAAGAATTTACCCTCAATAAAAGCAGACTCTGCCCTTTTGATAAACTCAGGATTCTCATGTGTAAGAGTCAATACATTATTACACCAATTAGGCATGCTGCTCTCCTATTAAACTAATGCTGGTTCTGCCATTACTTCGGCAAGAGTTTTGATCTCTGTAATCTCAAGATCATCTTCTGCTTTTACGGGCTTAGCAATTTTTGGTTGCTTTGCTGGAGCTTTTACTGGAGCCTTGGCGGGTGCCTTAGCTGGAGTTTTTGCTGGGGCTTTCTTAGCAGGCTTTGTTGCTGCTACAGTGTTGCCTTCTTTCTTACCCTGAGTCTCAATAATGAGTTCTGCCCATTGATTAAAAACACCGCCTACATCGAGAAGATGCTGACATGCTTCAGCCTTGGTCATTAGCTTGGGCAATTCGATAAGCTCAAGTGGGGAATGTCCACCTTTTGCTAAGATTTTAGTACGGGACACGATATCATTCGCGAAACGAACTTTGGTGATACCGTGCTGAGTCGACACACCTGCTACTGTAAAATTTGACATACTTACTCCTTAATAATAAAAAATTAACTTCACCGAAAACTTCTGTTCTCAAACTCTATTATAACACCGATTCGATCCGGTGTCAAGCATAAAGTTTGGCGTTGTTGTTCTTTCACAACACCGACTTAACTTTAGCAGAATGTTTACACATTCTGCGGAATTGGAAGCCAACGCAATCGCAAGACACCTCACCATTTTCGGAAATGACATTATATGTCTTACCCGAAGATTTTGATTTGACTGCAAATATGCGCGCTATGCTTCTTGTTTCTGTAAAAGTATGCCCAACTATAAACTTCTTATGGATATAGGATATGGGATATTCCGGATTGCCTGTATGAAGAGACAAATAGTCTCTATCTAACCATTTTGGATTAGGAACGACTTTGCCCTTGAAGGACTTAATGTCAAACTCCTGTCCTAGAATGTTGGACTTCCACTTAGTCGTCAATTCGATATTTGCACCTACAGAAAAGTTCATAACCGTTTCTCCATTTTCTTAATTATAACACCTTTTGATTTCGGAGTCAAGCATTTTTTAGTCAAAAAAATACCCCAGTCCTTGCTGGGGTAATAATTTATTATTAATCTTTCTTCTTGACTATTTCCATATCGTCTGTAAGTTCTATAATTCCTTTATCCTCAAAAAATCCTATTGTGTCTGATATTCCCTTTTGATATCCCAAAGCCTTACAAGCCCAACACGCTGCCAACAATAAAACAATCTGCACTATATCATAAAATGTAAATGTTAAATTTTCCATTTCTTCTCCTTATAATTAAGTTTGAACTACATGATATATCCTATCACTCATCTAAAACATTATCTTCTTCATACACAAACCAATTCTCCTGCTTCTGACGAAGATTCTTGAATTGATTATGCTCAATTAAAAACTTAGCAACTAAACTATTTTCTAAACCATACGCTTCTATTTCCCAAGGTTGATCCCAATAGTTAACATCGTCCTCGTATCTATCTCCCATCCAAACAGTAATGTATCTAGATTTAACATACTTGTCTTTCATTTCACCTTTTGCTATTTGTTTAAGATGAACCATTTCATGTGCAAGTACTGAGAACATATGTATCTTCTTTTTCGTTCTGCAAATATCTATTTTAAAACTTCTAGGATTTGGCAACCCCTCTTCTTCAAAATCGCAGAAACCGCCAGCTCCCAAATGATCATGTATTTTGATCTTTAATTGGATGTTCTTTTCTAGTTGCGGGGAAAGTAATTTATCAGCGAATGATTGTGCTGCTAATTTAAGTAACTTAGTTAATTCTCTATTTCTAGCTCCGTTTACACTTACTATCATAGGATCTCCCTTGTTTCTATAAATTATTTATATGTTTAATATAAGTTAAATCTACACCTTCAATGATTTGATGGGATTCAAGTTTACTTATGTCCTTCAATTCTTTAATGTTCATTGGAATAGGGCTATCTATTTCTTTCAAAACGACATTCGCTTTTAGTCTTAAATTTGTTTCGGACAATTTGGTATTCTTTAGTGATTGCATACTACACCCTTATTTTTGAGAAGTCTCGTTTGTTATCTCCGAAGATGCCTTTTTGTCTATCAGTTTCTTTTGGTGGATCATATTTTATGTTGGAATCACTCAATCCCTTTTGTGCAGATTGTTCGAGATCATATAATTTCATCTTCGCTCTATCTACACCTATCACGAATCTCTTATTCGTTGTAGGATCGTTATATCTATTCTTCAACTGTTTAACCATTAGTTGATTCATCTTTTCCATATCCTCTGTGGATATCAAGGCAAACATAAAGTCTACTGTCGCGGGCAAACCAAACGATTCAGAAGTATCTGTTAGTTCCACGTCTGTGTTACCATACCCTCCTCTAGTAGTCTGAGTAGCAGAAAGAATAGGAACATTCTCTTCTACCGCCAGGCCCCTAAGTTCCTCAGCAATCGACTTAATTAACGTATAGGAATTAATATTAGAGCCACCCTTAAATCTAGATGATGCGCAAATATTCAAATAATCAATTACAATAAGATCAGGTTTAAACTGTTTCTTTAGTTGCAATTCATTTAGTAATGCTTTAAAGTGCCCTGTATGTGCACCAGTAGTAGGATATTCTTTAATGATTAAGGTTCCCTCTGTCTTTGCTCTAATCTTTTCAATACGATTATCGAAAATAGATTTAGGAAGATCCTTAAGCTGATCCATAGTAATGTTCATTAAATTTGCATCAATACGCTCTGCAATTCTTTCTTCAGCCATCTCTAAAGTAATATACAAAACATTCTTGCCTTGTGCTAGTACCGAGGCTGCAACGTGACACATAAACAAAGATTTACCAACACCCGTTCCTGCCAAACAAACATTCAACGTCTTATTAGGCATTCCGCCATTAGTAATTTTGTTAAAATATTCCAAGTCAAACGGAACTCTCGACTCTACACGGTGATAGAATTCATAACGCTTGTCTGCGCTCTCAATGTAATCATGCCCAACATTATTGTCGAAGCACACTCCTAGAGCATCCTGCAAAAGCTGAGGAATACCATCCTCAGACCTTGCTTTGTCTCTACCATCTATAATTGAAATAGATTGTAGAATAGCATTGTATATTGCTTTGTCCTTACAGAACTTTTCTGTTTCTTTATACAGCCAATCTTTATTATGGTCTGTAGGTTCAAGGTCATGTATAAGTTCTACAATTTCCTTATACTGATCTTCGTTTAAGCTTTTATCATTTTGAGCTGCAATAACCAAGGCATCCTTTGTCGGTATTACATTATACTCATCTATAAAATTCTTAATCTTATCATAAACTATCTTTTCGTTGTTGTCAATAAAGTAATCCCGCTTTAAGAACGGGATTACTTTTCTCATAAAAACATCATCATTCGCCAGGTTCTGTAGGATTACCTTCTCGATTTTCGTATGCATCAATTGCCTTTTGTAAAATGTCTTGAATAATAAAATTTAGTGCTGCGTCAAAATTAGGTCCGCTAGCGTCTTCAACAGATTTATTTTCTGGAGGCTGGACTACATTATAGTCTAATATCAATTCTTTAGAACCTTCTTTTTCATCCAGTTCATTAATAGCAAATGCGCAACCTGCGAACTCACCATCTAAAATTTTCACGCCCCAGACTTCATTGTCCTCTGTTTTTAAAACCCATGGTTCATACTTCACTTGCATGTTCGAACTCCTCGCTTATGTCTATGTTTGTCATTTCTTTCCCAACCATATCAATAGATGCTACTTTATAGCGGCCTTCAATATAATCCCGGAATGCTTTTGATTGAAGAACAGGCATCCAGAATTCTTTTGTATATGTGTCTTTGACACGATACTTTTTATCTTCCACTTCGCCAGTCTTCATATCAACTTTAGAATACCAGCCATTGGATGGCTTGACAATAAATTTGCCTTCAATTGCTACATCTAATAGACCAGACCAAGTACTAATACCGCCTTCGAATGTTACTTCAACTGGGATCTTAGATTTTTCTCTTACGAATCTAGATTTCTCTACATTCACAATAAAATTATAACCTACAACCTCAGTACCATCTTTTTCCTGTTGGCGACCAATAATAAAGATGTTGTCCGCAGAATAATAAATGCCTGTTCCGCCAGATACAATCTGTTTAGGGAACAAACCAATTTCTGAATAGGTATGATTAACAACAACCATTGGAATATCTTTGATCGTCAAATGCGGTGTTACCATTCTAAATAAAGACTTCATCTGTTTAGCACGGGTCATATCCGCAACAGACTTACCTTCAAGTGCATCATCAACTTCTTTCTTGGATGCAAGGTTACCTACAGAGTCAATACAAATAAGAACATGATCGCCGCGCTCAATATTATTGATCTGACTCATAATATCAAACTTTAATTGTTCGATATCTGTTATAGGGGTATGTAGTACCCTGTTCGTATCAATCCCAAAACTATCGAAATAAGACTGAGGGCTACCAAACTCAGAATCATAAAACAATAAAATAGCATCTTCATATTTTTCCAGATAAGCTTTCGCAAGTAATAATGAAAAGGCGGTCTTAAAATGTTTAGAAGGTCCAGCAAAAACTGTTAAACCAGGTGTTAGTCCACCTTCTAAACTTCCCGACAGCGCCACATTGATCATAGGAACAGATGTTTGAATCATATCTTTCTTTTGAAAGAATTTTGATTTATTTAAAACCTCTGTTTCCTTGATCGTCGAATTTTTCTTCAATTTGTCAAGTAAAGACATAATAACTCCTTAAGTATGTTTTAATATTATATAGCATAATGTATTTTTTGTCTATTCATCTTTGCCGCACTTTGTCCTTTTAGCATTAGTCAATTTGCCAAAATCAACAGGCCATTCTTTTCCTGGCTGCAATTCTTTACCATTTGGTGGCACAAGAAATCCGATCTTTGCTTCTTTTACAATAGCAGAAACTTGTGTTCTATATTTTGTTAAATCATTTCCTAAATTTGGATATGGTGCAGTATGAGGAAACATCCATGCAGCATATTCATTTGTTTTTCTATTAATAACAATTTTATAATACGCGTGCGGGACAACTACTCCGCTACCAATTTTTTTATTAGTATCATTATAGATACCACCGCCGTAAATAGTAAATGGCGAATCTAATTGGACTGCCCATCCGCGTACAGATGTTTCTAACAATTTCCAAATTCCACGATTCAAAGATCCCGCTTGAGGTAACATATTTGTCATCAAGAAACTTTCAAATTCAACCTGAGTATCCCAGGATAAATCCCCATCGGGTGATACGTGACCTTTGTCATATCCTGTTCCTGCATAGTCTGCAGGAACAGCGCCACCTTTAACAGATTGATCTGTTGCAAAAGCATTTGTTCTTGCAACACACCCAAGAGCATTCTTTGGCTCCAATGTATATGCCACATATGCGGGAATTTTTGCAGGTGCATCATATGCCACAAAATATGCTTGTCGACAAATAGGCGAATATTTTTTAGCGCTATCAGCAAATCCGAATGGGCTATGTATTTTACATTGCTCTGTCGGCAATGGTTGACGTTGATCCCATGCTTGAGATCCTGTAGCAACTAATGCTACAAATAATGTTACTAATAATTTTTTCATCCGAATAATCCTTCTAGGGTTGCTTGAGGTTTAGCCGACCATCCTATTCCGTTTAATATTGTATTCATAGGTTCTAAGAATGACTTCTCGAACATAATATCATAATCTGCGAATTTTAGCAGATCAAATTCAGGCGGTATAATAGTATTGAAAGCTATACAATTTTCACCGATAGTATTAGGTTCCTTAAGATATATGAACTTAATCTTATCGCCTTCTTTAATCTTTTCATATTTTTTACCAAGATCATATTTGTCCAAGTAAAAATTATATAATAGTGCACCTCTGACATGCATTGGTGTAGCCTGTTTATATATGGCTGCTCTATCTGTATATTTACCTATTCCATTAACTCCTCGAGGAAAGGAAATTAATTCAGGTTTCATTTTTCTATATTCTGATTCAAATACTCGTATATAATCTTGTAGTGTTTGCTCATCAGATGTTAGTGCAAGTTTAACTGCTTTACGCAATCCATCTCTAATTGGTTCGGGTGTAGAAGATCTAACAATTTCTAATCCCATAACCTTTAACTTAGGTTCTGAATATTTAACCCCTTCGTTATTATAGACATTTAAAGCATATCTTTTCTTAGCTACCCATACACCTGTTTCTGCGATTGCTTCTCTTTTAAAATAAATCTTTTTATCAAAAGCATTAGTATAATCTGCAATTTGATTACAACTCTTATTTAGAATCTCCTGAATCTTACCCTCGCATATTTCATCAAGAATATCTACAATCTTTTCTGGATCTTTATCTTTATAGAATTTTTCTACAAGAGGAGCGAAGGTAACATAACAAGAATCAGTATCAGAATAGAATGAATAGCTGTGATCCTTTGTTCCGCAAATCTTATTTAGATATGCGTCAAGATCCCTGCCTACTTTCTGAATAATATACTGACCTGTTAGTGTGATGCCTTCGGCAATGTTCGAATCATAAAATCTAAAATACTCATTTGCCCAAGCTCCGAATAACGAATTCATCTGAATCTTTCGAGCCATCTGAAAATTGTTATACTTCGATATCTCTTTTTGCCAAATAGGATTTTTAGTTTTCTCATATTCGGCTTGTGCATCAAGCATCAGCTTCTTATATTGTTTTCTATCGTCAAATAACTTTTGAACAATCTCGGGGAAGATGCCTTGTTTATCTCTTGTGAAACATCTACCGTTTGATGCCATACAATAATCCGCTTCTTGTAAATCAGATAAATCATCTTCACCTTTAAGAAGATCTTTAATTTGTATATCAAAGTGTTTCGGATTATTGACAAGTGTTTCTGGAGACATATTATATTGCATAATAATACTTGGATACAGACTTGTTGCATCAAATGACACTACCCAATTATACTTTCCAGGAATAGGTTCCTGCACATACGCACCTGCAATTTGTCTACCAGGTTTATCCTCACGCTGATGTACAATGATATTTTTCTTTAGTAGTTGATTATATAGAATACAATCCCAGGTTCTTACTGCAGAGAAAATATCAATATAGTTACATTTCGCATCATATGCCATTGTTAAGATAAGTTCAATTAACTTCATCTTATCTTCAAGTTGGTCAACAAGTTCTACGTCTCGAATATTATACTCGACGAACTTCTGCCAATCCTTTTTATAGAAATCTGAAAATGAACCATATTCCTCATAGGATAATTTTTCTTTACCTAATTCTACTTTAGCAATATGATCTAACTTATAAGATTCCTGTGCATTATAAGTAAACTTTTTATACAAGTCCAAATAGTCTAGAATAGCAATACCTAATACTTCAAAAGAAATATTTTCTTTCTTTAATTTTAGAATACGCTTTTCGTTTACAACCTTCCAAGGTGATAATTTCTTTAAAGCATCTTCCCCTAAAATTTTAGTAATACGATTACACAGATAAGGAATATCGAAGAACTCCACATTCCAACCTGTAATGATGTGAGGATGATCTTCTGAAATATATTCTAAAAACTCTTTTAATAAATCCGTTTCGTCTTCGCAATAAACATAAGTATGATTTTCTGCTACAGGATTTGCTTTATTTAATCCAAATGTTACAAGTTGCTTTGTAACATAATCTTGTGTCGTAATTAATAAGACTTTCTCATTAGGATTCGCAACATCAGGAAAACCTAAGTCCGCAGTTGTCTCAATATCCAATGACCATATCTTCATTTGAAACATATCAAATTCTATATCATCTTTAAATGCAGATGATATGTATTGATATCCATAGTTTGTGTTTCCATATACAGGAAAGTTCTCAACTTCTTTGTACTGTTGGACATATTCTTTGGCTTCATTTATACTGCCAAACTCTATAGGAGCAAGATCCTGCCCATAAACAGATTTAAATTTGGACTCCTTTGGGGAATTGACATAAAGAGTGGGCTTGAAAGGAATCCTATCCTGTACTTTATGCCCGTTATTTATCCCACGAACAAGGATACTGTTGCCATATTGATTTACGCTAGTATAAAACTTCATTAGAAAACCCTTAGATCATAAATATTAAGTAACATTATATTATAAAAACAAAGTTGTGTCAATATAATAAGGAGAATAAAATGGCCGAGACAATCAAACCGTTATCCAGAAGCGAAAAAGAAGCTCTAATAAAGGATAAAGCAGGGTGGGTAATTACTGTACTTGCAGCATTACTGGCAATCAATACTTTAATGGGCGGAAGTAATTCAAGTAAAGTTTTGAATAATACGATAGATGCGAATAATACATGGGCATTTTATCAAGCAAAAAGTATTAAAGGTACATTAGCCGAAATGGCATATGAAGATGCTGAAAGAATACACGATAAAAAGAAAACCGAAGCTTTAAAATCAAAAATACAAAGATATGAATCCGATCCCGTAACAGGAGAAGGTAAAAAAGAATTAATGGCCAAAGCACGTAAGCTGGAAGCAGATCGTGCTGTAGCAAAAAGTCGTAGTCCATGGTATACTTATGCAGGGTCATTGTTACAAATTGCGATTGTTCTATTAACAGCAAGTATATTAGCTGTTAATAATAGATTATACTGGGCAAGCCTAGGAGTAGGCGCTTTTGCTATGTTATTGATGAGCCAAGCTGTATGGTTATGGATTCCTTTAATGCTATAAATGGATCCATTAACACTATTTGCTCTTTGCAATGGTGCGGTAGCAGCGGTAAAAAAAGGATGTCAATTATATAAAGACATCAAAAGTGCTGCTGGTGATGTGAAAGGCGTACTTAAAGATCTTGATGATCAGTTCCATAAAAAGTATGAGGGGAAAGCCGCGCCCCCTGAAGCTAAAAAACAATTGGCAGAAGAAAAAGCTCGTGTTACTGAACTAAATAAACGCAGCGAAGAAACATCAAATCTTTATGCAGAAATCGGCGACTATCTTGGACAATACTATGACAACTATTTTAAATGTCTAGCAGTACTGGAAGACGAGGAAACACGCAGTGCAACTGAAGTTTATACTGGCGGAGATAGTTTAGCAAAGCGCGCATTAAAAAGAGTTCTAATGCAAAAACAATTAGAACAAATGGGTAAAGAATTGCGCGAGCTAATGATATACCAAAGTCCTCCAGAACTAGGCGCTCTCTTTACTGAAGTAGAGGGTATGACTAGAAAATTAGGCGCACAACAAAAAATTCTAGTAACAAAAGAAATAGAAAAATCTAGACTTCGTAAACAAAGAATGACAATATATCAGTTTGAAATAGCAATTGGTGTTTTTAGTATAATATTTGTATTTTTTACGATGATGATGTTTATGTATATTGCCCATGATGCAAAACGGAGATGGGACAATCTAGATGATAAACCCTATCAAAAAAGATTAGAAGCAGTTAGACGACAAGAATGGTACGACCATAAGCGCAAATTACAAGAATATGAGGATTACCTATATTTAAAAAATTCTCAAAAGGAAAATGAAACCAACAACTAAAACCTTTTTAATAGTTGTGAGTTGTTTTGCAGGAATATTCATAGTCCCAGGAATTTTAGTATTATTACATAATTATATAAGTGCAATAATTTTTGCATCTGCAACTATTGCATGCTTTGCTTTGGTTGGTTATTATGCATATCACGATTTATTACCAGTAATTAGACAACATGAAATAGAAGAAGAACAAATGCTACATAGATTTCATAGTAACAAACAAATACTTGCAAGGTACAAAGCATTTAGAAGGTATTTTGACGGCGACATTAATTTAAAAGAATTAGAAAACTCGATTGAAAAACATAGTATATTCAACAGTAAAAATTAATTTTAAAGAAGGGCATCATGCCAATAAAAAGCGCATCAAAATTATGGG